CCCCTACAAACGTTTTCGCGGAAAAGCGGTCCGAACCGGGTCGCCGTTTGACCCGGTTTTATGCAGGGGTTGCATAGGTTTATACAGGGGTGGAGGGGGGATGATGGGGTGTGACAACGCGGGTCAGACCGTGATCCTGGTCGTCGGCCGCCGGCTCGAGCTCCCCTGGCATTTCGCCGACGACGAGCTCGGGGCGTGTACCTACTGCGACGGGCTCGTCCGGTACCGCTCCCGGGGCCCCACCCCGGGCGTCCTGGTCTGTCCCGCCTGTTTCGGCCCGCGCGCGGTCCCGGGCGACGTCTGGATCCTGCCGCGCGAGCGGACGATCGAACCGGTGGCCAGGAGATGACGGGTCAGCAATCGCGCGCGCTCGCCCACCACTGCCGCTTCGCCTTCGAAACGGCCCACAACCGGTTTGGCTGGCTCGCGCCGACCGGCCGACATACGGTGCTCCTCACCGTCAACAGTGGGTATGAGTGACTCGAGGCCAATTTCGGCGGGCCCGTGTGGCACGCGAGCGTAAGTCCGATGGGGGGCGCTGACATGCGGCCGTCGGAGCTCTTCGTGTTGGCTCTGGGTGCTCTACGAGGCGTCGGAGACCCAGCCCGCGGCGAATGGCGGGAGGTAGGTACGCGGGCGTGTCACATTCGCCGACGCCTGTCGGACGTCGAAGCCGTGCAAGTCGGCCCCGTCCGAGACTTGCGCGGCGATCGAGAATCCCTCACGCGGTTGTGGCGGGCGTTGCAATGGCTGCCGCCTCCCCTCTGGTCTATGGCTGAGTCCGAAATTCGGGTACCGACATCATGATTCGCGCCCTGCGTCGCCTGGCGGTGAAGCTCTTCGGCAATCCGCCCGATCCGGCCTGGCATCCCCAGACGCCGGTCCCGCGGTTCACGGGGTACGATGCGGACCTGGCGCGCGCGGGCGTCCAGCGTGCACGCGAACGGGCCGCGCGGATTCGTCGGGCGAACGACGGCGCGAAACGGATCCCGTAACCGTGGGGAATTGGAACTCCGGCCGCCGGCCGTCGCCAACCGCGCTGAAAGTGTTGCGCGGGAACCCGGGGAAACGGCCGCTCAACGTCGACGAGCCCACGATCCCGGCCGCCGATCCGTCGTTCGACACCCCGCCCCGCGAGCTCGCCGACGACCTGGTCGCGGCCGCCGAGTGGACGCGCGTCGCGCCGCTGCTCCGCCGCGTCGGGCTCGTGAGCGCGACCGAACGCGCCGCGCTGACCGCGCTCTGTCAACAGTGGTCGCGGTACCTCGCGGCACATCAACAGGTGATGACGCTCGGGATGTGTATCGAGACGACGAAGAGCGTCCCGATCCCGAACCCGTACCTCCTCGTCGCCGATCGCGCGCTCCATCACTGTCAACGGCTCTGGTCGGAGCTCGGGCTCACGCCGTCGGGCCGCGCGCGTGCGTCGAAACTCCCGACGCCGCCAGGCGAAGCGGCGCCGTCGAAATGGGCGGGGCTGCTCACATGACGCAGCCCGTACTGTTCGAACTTGGGAGTGCCTGTCCGGAGACGTCACGCGCCCGTCCGGCGAAAGCGATCGCGCGGATGCACCTGAAGCACGGGCCCGGGCCAGACGGGCGCACGTGTCGCAGATGTGATCACCTGCTCCGCGACCCGTGGCACCGGCGAACGTACTTCAAGTGTCGGCTCTTTGGCGTCACGTCGGGGCCGGCGACGGATTGGCGGCTGAACTGGCCCGCGTGCGGGAAGTTCACTGAGCGCGCCGCCGGTACCAGATGACGAACACGAACGGCCCCGGGCGCAAAGTCCAGATCATCAACGGGCTGACCCACACGAAAGGCCCGTTCGCGGGGCAACCGTTCCGCTTGCGGCCCTGGCAAGAGAAGAAAATCATCCGGCCGCTCTTCAAGATCGACCGCCGCACGGGGAAGCGCCAACATCGGATGTGCCTGTTGATGATGCCGCGCAAGAACGGAAAAACGGAACTGCTCGCGGCGCTCGCGATCGATGGGCTGCTCTTCGACGGGGAAATCGGCGCGGAAGTGTACAGCGCGGCCGCCGACAAGGACCAGGCCGCGCTCGCGTTCAACGTCGCCGCGCAGATGATCCGGAACGATCCGGAACTGCTCGCGCGCTGCGACATTCTCGATTCGCAGAAGCGGATCGTCGATCACAAAACGGGCTCGTTCTATCGCGCGATCTCGGCGGAAGCGTATTCAAAGCACGGATTCAACGCGTCGCGCGTGTTGTACGACGAGCTCCACGCGGCGCCGAATCGCGAGCTCTGGGACGTGCTCACGTCGTCGACGGGCGCCCGCGCGCAACCGCTCACGATCGCGATCTCGACGGCGGGGTACGACCGACACTCGATCCTCTACGAGCTCTACGCCCACGCGAAGAACGTCGCCAAGACGCCGGCGCTCGATCCGGCGTTTCTCCCGATCCTGTTCGAAGCGCCCGACGATGCCGACTGGACCGACGAGCAGGTCTGGCGCCGCGCGAATCCCGCGCTCGGGGATTTCCGGTCGCTCGAGGAAATGCGGGCCGCGTGCGCCCGGGCGAAGGAAATCCCCGCCCAGGAGCAAGCGTTCCGCCGGCTGTACCTGAACCAATGGACCGAACAAGCGTCCCGCTGGATCGGGCTCGACGCCTGGGACCGCTGCCAGGTCCCGATCGATCGCGCGACGCTCCGCGGCCGCCGGTGTTTCATCGGGCTCGACTTGTCGACGACGACGGACCTGACCGCCGCGGTCGCCGTGTTTCCCGACGGCGATCGGTTCGACGTGCTCCCGCATTTCTTCGTCCCCGCGGATCGGATCGCGATCCGCTCGACGCGGGACCGCGTCCCGTACACCGAATGGGCGCGCGCCGCCCTGCTCACGGCGACGCCCGGGCCCGTCGTGGATTACGACTACATTCGCCGGCTGCTCCTCGAGTGGGATCAGGAATTCGACGTCCAGGTCGTCGCGTACGACCCCTGGAACGCGACCGACGTGATCAGCCGGCTCGAAAAGCTCGACGGGTTCACGTGCGCGAAGGTCCGCCAGGGGTTCGCGTCGCTCTCGGCGCCGTCGAAACTGCTCGAGAAGGCCATCGTCGGGCAGCAGCTCCGACACGACGGACACCCGATCCTCCGGTGGAACATCGGGAACATGTCGGTCGAATCGGACGCGGCGGGCAATATCAAACCCTCCAAGGACCTGTCGACGGAGCGGATCGACGGCGGGTACGCGCTGATCATGGCGATCGATGCGATGTCCCGCCACGGGCACGACGCGCCGCCCGAATATCAGATGATCATCCTCGGCGGGGCGTAAACTACAGGCCCGACATGGCGAACCCCAGAGGCCGCCCGCCGCTCGACCGCACCGACCGATCCATCCCCGTTTCCGTCACGCTCCCGGGCCGCACGTACGCGGACGTCTGCCGCCGCGCGTCGCTCGAGCGCGTGTCCGTCCCCGAAATCATCCGGCGCGCCGTGGCCCTGGCTGCAAATAAAAACACAGAAACTTCCGGCGCGTAACATTCCGGGCGTGCTTCGCGCGTACGCGGTACTGGACACGAAGCGGACCGACGGCCGCCCCCGCCGGATCGCCGGTGTCGCGACGACCCCGACGCCCGATCGGGCCGGCGACATCCTCGATCCGCTCGGCGCGACGTTCCGGAACCCGCTTCCGCTCCTCTGGCATCACGACAGCCAACGACCCATCGGGACCGTCGAGCTCCGCGCCCCGACGGCCAAGGGGATCGACTTCGAAGCGACGATCCCGAACGTCGAGACGCCCGGGCCGCTCCGCGACCGCGTCGAGGAAGCCTGGCAAACGCTCGCCGCGGGCCTGATCACCGGCGTGTCGATCGGGTACCGCGTGCTTGACGGCGGGATGCAGATCCTCAAGAACGGCGCCCGCCGCTTTTCCCGCGTCGAGATCTGTGAACTCTCGCTCGTGACCGTCCCCGCGAACATGGACGCCACGATCCACACGATCAAACAACTCGACGCGTCGTACCTCGCCGCGCCTGGCGCTTCGTCCGTACCGATCCCGAGATCTCCCATGACCACTGCTGAACGGATTCAAAACCTCGAAAACACCCGCGCCGCCAAGGTCGCGCAGATCGCGAACCTCATGTCTGAGGGGCCCGACACGACGACGACCCCCGACGAGCAGGGCGCGGCCGTGGATCAACTCCGCGTCGACGTGAAATCGATCGACGTCGACCTGGTGCGGTACCGGGAGCTCGAGACGTTCCAGGCCGCGACCGCGACACGGATCGTCCCCGGCCAGGGCGTCACGGCGCCGCGGAACCCCGTCGTCACGATCAAATCGAACGTGCCGCCCGGGACCGCGTTCGTCCGCGCCGCGTGCGCGAAGCTCGTCTGTAACGGCAACGTCCACGAAGCGGCCGAGTACGCGAAGCGGTGGGACTCCTCGACGCCCGAAGTCGCGCTGTACTTGAAGGCCGCGATCGCGCCCGGGACGACGACTGACGCGACCTGGGCGGGTCCGCTCGTGAATCAGGCCATCGCGGCCGAATTCATCGAACTGCTCCGGCCCGCGACGATTCTCGGGAAGATCCCCGGGCTGCGGACGGTCCCGTTCAACACGAAGGTCCCCGCGCAAACCGCCGGCGGGACGTACGGGTGGGTCGGCGAATCGAAGCCCAAGCCCGTCACGAAACTCGCGTTCAGCGCGACGACGCTGAGTGTGGCGAAGGCGGCCGGGATCATCGTCCTGACCGAAGAGCTCGTCCGGTTGTCGAATCCGTCGGCGGAAGATCTGGTCCGGCGCGACATGATCGCGGGGATCGCGCAGTTCCTCGACACGCAGTTCATCGATCCCGCCGTCGCCGCGGTCGCGGGCGTGAATCCCGCGTCGATCACGAACGGCGCGCCGACCGCCGCCGGCAGCGTCAGCCCACTCGCCGACATCATGTCCCTGATCAACCACTTCGCGACGAACAACATCGCGGTCGACGGAGTGACGTTCATCCTGTCGGCGGCAAACGCGCTCGGGTTGTCGTTCCGCACGAACGCCGACGGGTCGCCGACGTTCCCCGGGATCACGATCAGCGGCGGGAACTACAAGGGGTTGACGTTCATCGCCAGCCAGGCCGCCGGGACGAACGTGATCGCGCTGCAACCGTCGCTGGTGCTCTATGCCGACGACGGCGGGGTCACGATCGACGCGTCGCGGGAGGCATCGCTCCAGATGGACAGCGTCCCAGCGTCGCCGGCTGATGCGACGACCGTGTACGTGTCGCTCTGGCAGTCGAACTGCGTCGGGCTGCGGGCCGAACGGTTCGTGAACTGGCTGCGCGCGAACGCGAACGCCGTCAAGTACCTGACCGCGGTCGCCTGGCCCGCGCCCGCGGCCGCTGCCGAACCCCCGGCGCTACTCGCCAAGTAACGTCGGCCAGGGGGCGCGGGCGTGTATGTCGCCCGCGTCCCCGCCCCCCTGGGATCGGCGCCCATGCAGCTAGAGATCTTCGGCTACCACCTGATCGCGACGAAGGCGGCGCCGCCGTCGGCGCTCCGTCCGCTCGATAGCGGGCGTAGTTGGTACCCGATCGTGCGCGAACCGTTCACGGGCGCCTGGCAGCAGAACGCGGAGATTCGCTGCGAGTCCGCCCTGTCCTATTTCGCCGTGTTCGCGTGCGTCACCCTGATCGCCGCCGACGTCGCGAAGCTCGCGCTGCGCCTCATGCTGCGCGACGACGAGGGGGTCTGGCACGAAACGACGAACCCCGCCTATTCGCCCGTGCTCCGCAAACCCAACCGGTACCAGACGACGATCAAGTTCATCGAACAGTGGATGACGTCGAAGCTCGTGCACGGGAACACGTACGTCCTGAAAGAGCGCGACGCCCGCGGGGTCGTCGTCGCGCTGTACGTGCTCGATCCCCAGAAAGTGACGCCGCTCGTCGCCCCCGACGGCGCCGTGTACTACGAGCTCAAGAGCGACGACCTGGCGGGCGTGCTCAAGAGCGAGGGGCCGATCACCGTCCCGGCGAGCGAGATGATCCACGACCGGATGATCTGCCTCTTTCACCCGTTGATCGGGGTCACGCCGCTCTACGCGTGCGGGCTGTCCGCGCTGCAGGGGTTGACGATTCAACAGACGTCGAACAAGTTTTTCGCGTCGGGCGCGCAACCGTCCGGGATCCTCACGGCGCCAGGCGCGATCAAGGACGAGACGGCGGCGCGGCTGAAAGACTACTGGACGACGAATTTCTCGGGCGACAACGTCGGGCGCGTCGCGGTGGTCGGCGACGGGTTGAAGTACGAGCCCATGACGGTCAACGCGGTCGACGCGCAGTTGATCGAGCAGCTCCGGTGGACGGCTGAAACGATCTGCGCCTGTTACCACGTTCCGAGTTTCATGATCGGGGTCGGGCCGGCGCCGCCGTTCGCGAGCGTCGAACCGATGCAGCAGCAGTACTACTCGCAATGTATCCAGAGCCTCGTCGTGTCGTGTGAGACGTCGCTCGACGAGGGGCTCGGGCTCGCGGGGACGGACTACGGGACCGAATTCGACATCGACGATTTGATTTACATGGACACGCAGACCCGGACGAAGGCCGCCTCGGATGCGATCGGGTCCGGCGCTGTCTCGCCGAACGAAGCGCGCGCGAAGTACTTCGGGCTCGGCAAGGTCCAGGGCGGCGACACGCCGTACATGCAGCAGCAGAACTACTCGCTCGCCGCGCTCGACGAACGGGATCGGAATTCGCCCTTTGCGACGACGCCGGCACCGGTGCCCGCGCCCGCCCCGCCCGCCCAGGCGGCCGGCGAGCTCGCGGCGCCGGTGACGGCGCTCGTCGCCGCCCTGGCCGCGAAGGATTGGGGGACGCTCCATGAGCGCGGATAATCCCGACCTGGTCGCGACGCTGGCGGCCGCGGTGGAACGCGCCGTCCTGGCGGCCCTGGCGCCCGTCGTGGGGCGTGTCCGGGCGCTCGAGACGGCGACGGCGGGACTCGGAGACGTCCAGACGACGGTCGCCGCCCTGGCTGCCGCGGGGCCGGTCCCAGGGCCCCCAGGCGCGCCGGGGCCGGCCGGGGCCGACGGCCAGGGCGTCGAGACGGTCACGTGCGAGTACGACGGGGAGCGGGCCGTCACGTTCCGATGGGCGCGCGGCGGGGCGATCGAAGAGAAAGCGATCGTGCTCCCGCTCATGCTGTACCGGGGCGTGCACGTCCCCGGGCGCCTGTACGAGCGGGGCGACTGCGTCACGGCCGACGGGTCCGTGTTTCACTGCAACGCGGACACGACGGCCGCCCCGGGCAGTGCGGCGGGCGCCTGGACGCTGGCCGTCAAGCGCGGGAAGGATGCGCGATGAGATCCTGGGCGTTTCAGTTCAACGCGACGCCCGACGACCAGGTCCGGGACGGGGAACTCCGCGTCGACGCGGCGCCGCCGTATGTCGGCCAGGTGACACGCCTCTATGTCGACAACCTGGACCGCGATGGGCAGTACGTGCGGCCGATGATCGCCGCGTACCCGGCGGGGACGGGGATCTATCTCGAGGGGCCGGGCGAGACGTTCGCGCACCTGGAATTGTTGCGCGCGCCGATTCCCCGGATCGGGTACCTCGAGCTCCCCATCGTCACGCTCGAGGCAACGCCGACGGGTATGACCGCGGGCCCGGTGACGGCCGCGTTTCTCGGGGGGATGCTCTGATGGCCGATCCCCTCCTGGTGACGCTCGCGGCGGCGAAGCGCCATCTCTACGTCACCGATGATCTGCACGACGACCGCGTGCTCGACATGCTCGCGAGCGCGAGCGCGACGATCCGCCAGTATGTGAAAGACCAGAACGACCCGACGTGGGACGACACAACCGCGCCGCCAGAGCTTCAACAGGCCGTGAAATTGCTGCTCGCCCATTCGTACGAACACGCGGGCGATGAATTCGGGCCGGCGGGCGACAACGATGACCGGGTCTGGGCGGCGATCGCGAATCAGTTGCGCTTCTGGCGCGATCCGACGCTGGCCTGAGTCGTTGGGATTATTAGGAGTGTGATGGGGATCGGCGATTTTCGACACGTGGGGACGGTTCAGGCCGCGACGGTCGTGTCCGACGGCGGGGGCGGAACAATCGAAGTCTGGACGGACAAACCCCCCGCCTGGCCGATCGATATTCGGCCCGCGACCGTGCGCGACCTGGAACGACAAACGGCGGGCACGACGGTCGCGACGGCGACCCACGTGATCCACGGGCGGGATCGGGTCGACGTGACGGTGAAATCCCGGATCCTGTCGAACGGGCGGATCTTCCTGATCACGGGGCTCGCGCGGCCGAAGGAACGCCCGATCGACCTGTATCTCTTCGCGAAGGAAACGATCTGATGTCGGCAAAAATGGAACTCCGCGGGTTCGACGACTTGCTCCGCGACCTGGCCGCGCTCCCCGCGACCTTGAATCAGGGGGCCGATCCGATCCTGCTCCGTCACGCGCGCCAGGCGGAAGCGCGCGTCCTGGCCGCGTACCCGATCGTGACGGGCGCGCTCCGCGCGGGGGTCAAAATCGTCGAGCGTACCGCCCGCGGGGTCGCGACCCTGTACACGCTCGTGTCGAGCGCGCCGCACGCCCATTTGTACGAATTCGGGACCGCGCGCACGACCCCGCGGGCGACGTTCCTTCCCATTACGGAACGGGACCGCCGCGCGGCGACCGCGGCCGTGTCTGAAATGGTCCGCGCGCAGGGGATCACCGTCGGGGGGGATCGCACGTGATCAACGCGAGCGAAGTCGAACGCGCGTTGATCGCGAAACTGACCGCCGATCCCGAACTGACCAGTTATCTCCCCGACGGGGTGTATTGGGATCTGGCCGCGCAGGGGTCGACCCGGTTCGCGATCGTGAGCGCGTCGACGTCGCGATCAGAGATGGAATTCGGCGGGGTCGATTCCTGGCGCGCGTTGATCTATGTCGTGAAAGCGGTCGTCCAGAGCACCGGGACGACGGCGGTCGCGGCCGCGGACGCGCGGATCAACGCGTTACTCGACCGGCAACCGATCCCGCTCCCGCCCGCCGCGGGCGCGGGGTTGATGGTCTGTCGGTGGGTCGACCGGGTCCGCTATACGGAAAACGTCGACGGGAATACCTGGCAACACGGGGGCGCGCGGTACGAAGTGATCGTAACGCCCGGGATCGGGGCGGCGCCGCCCGTTGGCGTGCCACCGACCCTCACGTCCCCGCCCGTCGGGAGCAGCATCGATTCGGGCGCGAGCGTGACGCTGACGGTGATCGCCGATGGGACGCCCCCCTTGACCTATCAATGGACCCAAGGCGGCGTCAATATCCCCGGCGCGACGAACGCATTTTTCGTGACGGGGCCGCTGACCGTGACGACGAGCTATGCGGTGACGGTGTCGAATCCGTACGGAACGGTGACCTCCCCACCCGTTACGGTGACCGTCGGCGCCGCGGTGACCTATCAGGCGCGCGTACTGTCGGACGGCGCGGTCGCGTACTGGCCGCTGGATGACGCGAGCGGTACGACGGCGCGCGATCTGGCCGGGACGCGGCCCGCGACGATTACTGGCGGCGTGACGCTCAACCAGCCCGGGATCGGGACGAGCAAAGCGATGCTATTTCCGTTGGACGGCTTAGGAAAACTAACCCCGCTGACGTTCCCGGCGTTGGGATCGGCGTTCACGCTGGAAGTGTGGATTCAGCCGTCGGTCCCCGCTACTTTCGGAAGCCAGCGGGCACTGATGATGCGGCCGATTGGCGGCGATGGGGATTTCCAATGGTACGTGCGGAGCAGCTTGTCGGAGATGAGGTTTCTGTATTACTCCGTCGTGTATTTCACGCTGGACCTGGCGGTCCCCCTCGCGATCGGGAATTGGGTCCATCTCGCGCTGACGGGCGGTGATGGACAAGTCACGTTGTACATCAATGGGTTGGCGCGACCGGCGTATCCCATGACGCTGGCGGGCGCCGGGACCGTGACCAGTGCGATCGGGGGGAGTACAGAAGCGGGGGCCGAGACATGGGGCTGGCGCGGCGCAATGCAGGACGTGGCGGTCTATGCTCGGCCGCTGACCCCCGCCGAGATTGTGGCGCACTACACGACACGGATTAGTTAACGGGCGGATCTTGTAACGAAGGGGAGCACACGTTATGCGGAGACATGGATCACACGGATCGGTCGAAATGGACCCGACGGGGGGCGCGACCGCGGTCCCGGTCGCGGTGTTGAATACCTGGTCCCTGGACCTGAAACGCGATCGCGCGGACGCGACCTGTTTCGGCGACACGGTGAAAGTGTCGGTCCAGGGGCTCCCGTCGATCGAAGGGAAACTCGAAGGGATTTGGGATGAAACCCTGTCCCCCGCGCTGTTCCAGGTCGCGCTCGGCGAAACCGCCGTGTTCCTGAAACTGATCCCGTCGGACCTGGCGCCGACGTTTTTCTTTTCGGGGCTCGCGTACCTCGACACGTCGATCGAAGTCGCGCACGACGGCGCGATCAAAACCGCGGGGACGTTCGCGGGCGCGGGCCCCTGGACGATGGATCCGGTCGTTCCGTAACGGGCGCCCGTGCAAACGATCCGCGGCCGCGTCGCGGCGGTCAAATGGGCGTACTACACGGCCGCGGCCGTCGAGGGGTACACCGTGACCCACGACAAGGTCGCGGGCTGGACGGTCGCGGGCGCCCTGGTCCCAGGCGCCGTCGACGCGTTCAAACTCGCGCAACGGCCGCTGTTTTTCGTCGCCCCGTTCAAACGGGGCGCCTGGCGGTGGGAAATTCGGACGTTCACACGGGGGGCCGACGGCGGGCGATTTACGGCCGCGCTCGGGCCCGTCACGGTCGAGGGGGAACATGGGATCACGCGTCCGTCGCCCTGATATCGACGTGTTACCGCTGACCGACGGCGACACGATCACGGTGAAACGATTTCTCACCGCGGGGGAATTCCGCGCCCTGATCAAAATGGCGACGAAACCGGTTCACGTCGACGCGGGGCGCGCCGCGAACGGGCAAGATCTGACGTTCGAAGTCGACCCGACCGAAAGCGGGATCGGGGTCGTCCTGGCGTACCTGCTCGACTGGACCTTTACGGATTTCGACGGGCGCCCCCTGGTCATTCGGGATCAACCGACGGCGGTCGTCCGCGCCGCGCTCGACGCGATCGACGCGGCCAGTTACATGGAAGTACAGCGCGCGGTCCAGGCGCACGATCAGACCATGCGCGCGTATATCGCGGCCGAAAAAAAAACGACACTTGGCGCGACGGCGCCCGCTCCGATTTCGCCATCTGTCGGGTGATGGGCTGGACGCTCGCCGACGTGTGGGATCTGCCAATGCACTACTACGAATTCCTGATCGACGAATTGAACCGCGAGTCGGCGCGGTGATGTCATGCCGCTGACCGCGAATTTCCTCGCGGATTTTTCCTCCTTCATCACCGCCTGTCGCGACGCGACGACGTCGACGGAGCAGCTCGTCGAATCGGCGGGGAAGGTCGGCGCCGACGTCGACCAGGCAATTTCGAAAGCGGCCGGCTCGATCAAGACCGCGGCGGTCGGGATCGCCGA